CCCGAAGAAGAGAAACGTGCCCAAGAATTTATTAAATCCAACAAGCTATCTCTTTCAGTGGATGAAGTTCGTGCGATCACGATCGGATCCGGAAATCTGATTTCACCCAAACCGATTCAAAACTCCATCAATGAGAAGTTCAACGAAGTCTCCTCGATCATCGAGCAGGTCAATACGGTATCCGCTGAGCGCATGGGTGAATATGAAGTGCCTTTTGTGGTGGGTTACAGTGAAGGTGGAATTACGACGGAAGGTAATGATTACTCCGATGGTGAACCCGTCTTCGATTATGTTTCGATTAAACCGGTTAAGATTACCATTTATACCGAAGTCTCTGAAGAAGTCTCCAAGCTGACTCCGGTTCAGTATCTATCCAAAGTCCAACAAGCCGCACTCATTGCCTTGCGCAAGAAAGTAGCCAAGCTGATTCCGTTGGGTAATCCAGCCGCAACTCCGGCAGAAATCACCGGGATCATTCATGCTCCGGCCATCACCGATGGGTCCCTGGAATTTACAGTCATCGATGAATCAACGTTGCGGTCCATCGCGATGTCGTATGGTGGCGATGAAAATATTATCGGAAATGCCATCTTATTACTCAACAAAGTCGACCTAATAGCCTTTGGGGATGTTCGAGGTTCGGATAAGAAGTCAGTGTATGAAATCACTCCGGATTCTTCCAACCCTAATGCCGGGATCATCAAAGAAGGTGGGCTATCGGTTCGTTATATCATCAATAGTGCCTTAAAAGCGCTATCCGCCACAGCGACTCCTGCCACAACGACCTGTATGATTTATGGAAACCCCAACGCGTATGAGCTTGCCTTGTTTAGCAATTATGAAATCAAAGTCTCTGAAGATGCAGCCTTTAAAAAAGGCATGCTGGCAGTGAAGGGAAGTGTCTTTGTCGGAGGTAACGTCGTTACCGCCAATGGCTTTGTCTTAATCGAGAAGAAAGCCGCCTAGAAAGGAAGCAACCCATGACGGAAGTGGAACAACTCAATGAAGTAAAAAAAGGACTGGGCATTAGTGGACCGTATCAGGATGCATCGGTACAACGACATCTCAACGATGTCAAAGCGTTCTGTTTGTCTGCCGGTGTCAAGGAAGAAACGTTGAATAGTGATGCTTCCGTCGGTTGTTTGATTCGAGGAGTCTCAGATAGCTGGACCCAGGAGAGCGGGATGACGCAATTCAGTTTGATGTTTATCCAGCGTTTGATTCAGCTGATTGCACTCTCACATCCCCTGGAGACCATCGATGGTTAAACCCAAAGAAATTCATGCCTTGACTACCCCGGTCAAGCTGTATCATCGACACCTTAATTGGATCAGTGGTGCACCGGAAAGTGTCTACATTGAAGCCCATGATCCCATTGTCTTCTGTAGTTTCAAGACCTTTGGGGGAACCGAGTCGGTGGTCAATGGACAGATCATCAACATTTCCACCGCTACCTTAACGACTTGGTATCGACAAGATATCCAGTCACCCGATCGAATCACACTCCTAGCGGATAACAGTGAGTGGGAAATCATCGGGGATCCCGAGAACTATGAAATGCGAAATCAGTACATGCAGCTACGATTACGGAAACTGAGTCGAGGTGTGTGATGTCAAAGAACTCATTAAAACTTGAATTGACCGGGGTGGAAGAGTTGTTGCAATCCATCGAAAAGATGGGTGGCGATATCAACCAAGCCGCAGAGAAAGCGATTCTAGCCAGTGCGAAACCCTTTCATCAAGAGCTCAAATTAGCCATCAAGAAGCATCGTCGCTCCGGACTGACGGAAGCCACGTTGCACGAACCGACCAAGGTTCACTGGGAAGGCAACCGGTGCAGCTTGCAGGTCGGCTTCAATCTCAAAGCCGGTGGGTTGCCCGCTCTATTCCTTGAATACGGAACCCCTCGGATGAAGGCTCGACCGTTTATTCGACCAGCTATCAACCGCAGTAGAAAAAACATGAAAGCCATCCAACAGAAGACCCTCAGTGAACTACTCAAGGAGATCACACCATGAACATTCGAGACATCCTGATTCTCTCACTGGCACCCCTAGGTGTGGAAATTCGAGTCCAAGGTTCCATCAGTGAAAGTGAACCGATCCCCGAAACCTTGATCACCTATGAAATCATTGACTCCATCGATCATGGTTTCTACGATAATCAACCGACCCGATTGACCACCCGCATTCAGCTGATGATTTATTCCACCAAGTTTTCCATTATCAAATCCCTACCAGACACCATTACCCAACTCATCAAAGAAGCCGGGTTTGTCCGGGAAGGAAGAGGGTTTGACCAGGGATATTTTGGTCATCATTATGGATGGTTGATGGAAATCCATACCACAGAAAGGACGTTCAACGATGCCCAATAACTATGTTTATGAAGAATATCAGGGATTTGATTCGTTATATTTTGCGGAGATTACCCTGGATGACAGTACCGCTTATACTGCAGGATCACCCGAAGTACTCGCTCCGGCCGGTGAAATCTCTGTCAAAACTGATCGTTCCAGTGAACCCAAGTACTATGACAACCAACCGTATCTGATCGTTACTGCGGAAGGATTTGATGAAGCAACCTTGACGGTCCCGGTCCTACCGATTGGACTCGTGGCTCGCTTGCTGGGGAAAGTGACTGATACGATTACCGGTGCCTTGTTGGATACCGGAGAAACTCAAACGAAATACTTCGCCATTGGCTACCGACTGCGCTTCACCGATGGGACGTATCGCTATGTGTGGAGACACAAAGGGACTTTCCGATTGGATGAAGAAGCTGCTAAAGCCAAAGATGCTTCCACCGACACGCACAATCATAAACTGATTTTTACCGGGATCACCACCAAATACAAGTTCACATTGCCCAACAACTTGAAGCGTTCAAGCAAACAAATCGTGGTCGATGCGCGCGATGGCAAAGCGGATGTGGAAGCTTGGTTCACCCAAGTCGTTACCCCGGATAATCTAACGTTGATTACCGTGACCCCGTAGGAGAACCCATGCAATCCAGTATCAATTTAAAAATCTATGACACCCACAATGAAATCATTGCAGAATTCAACGAACCTCGCATCCGTTGGGGTTTGGTGGAAGATGTGGTCGAACTAACGGAAACCTTACAAGGTCAAAGTGAAAAAGAGTCCTACATCGCAATGGGCAGATTCATTCAATGTGTCTTTCCAACCCTGACCCATGACTTGTTACGGTTGGCGGATGTGGATGACATTAAAAACTGCTTCGCTCAAATCGTCGCCATCGTACAATCGATTGGGTCATCAAGCGAAAAAAAACAGGATTCGATGATTCCATAACGGAAAGAGCTTCGGTCCTGCTTTTTCAAATGATTCAACAACTGTGTACAATGTTTCCGGCCTTAGACCCGATACGACTTCGGGAGACGGATGCCCACGAAGTGATTCTCTTGATTCATAAAGTGATCAAGTCAACCAGTTCGGGTCCACCGAGTTCAACGTCACGAAAGCGGGTATATGCGGATCAAGTTCAATGGTTCTAGGAGGGCTGCAACATGGCAAACAATGAAATCTTAGGTGGCAAATGGACATTGGATACCACCGACCTCAAAGCCGGTATTGGTGAAGCCAATCGATTGATTCGCCTCGCGGATTCAGAGTTTAAAGCTGCGGCCGCAAGTATGGGATCCTGGGGAACCCAGGCGGATGGGCTAAGTGCTAAAATCAAGTCCCTGTCCACCATCGTGGATGTACAAGAACAAAAGGTTCAAGCCCTGAAAATTCAACATCAATCCATCGTAGCTACCTCGGGAGAACATTCCAAAGCTGCACAGACCCTGGAAATCCAGATCAATAAAGAAACCGCTGCTCTCAATAAAAACAAACTTGAACTGACTCAATCCAAACAAGCCTATCAAGACATCATCGAAAAGACCGAAGAAACCACCCGGAAGAAGGAAGAGCTTCGCAAAAAGACCGAAGAGCTGACATCTTCCATCAATGAGATGGGAAAGAAAGCATTGGTGGCTTTAACGGCTGCCGCTGCAGCTGCAGGTGTTGCCATTGCCAAGTTGATGGTTGACTCGGGGAAGTTTGCGGATGACTTGATTACTTTATCCAACAAAACCGGTATTTCCGTAACGCAACTTCAAGAATTGGAGTATGCGGCTCGTTTTGTAGATGTCTCCGTCGAGACGATGACCTCTTCGATGAATAAACTCACTCGCACGATGGGTATGGCTCAACAAGCCGCCCAATCCGGCAAAATCAACGAACAATCCAAAGCCTACCAGCGCTTGGGTGTGGAGATTCTCAATGTCGATGGCACCTTACGAAACAACAAAGTGGTCTTCTATGAAACCATCGATGCCCTGGGCAAAATGACCAACGAGACCGAGCGGGATGCCTTAGCCATGCAACTGTTTGGTAAATCCGCCACCGAGCTTAACCCCATGATCAAGGCGGGTTCCGTTGAACTTCAACGACTCGCCAAAGAAGCGCATGCGGTGGGTGCAGTGGTCAGTGAAGATGGAGTGACAGCCCTAGGAGCCTTCGACGATCATATGCAAACGTTGACCGCCTCCACCCAAGGTCTGATAAACGAAGCAATGGCAGAGCTTGCACCAATCCTCAATGATTTGATTAGCCAACTCAAAGATTCGATGCCGGCTATCATTGAAAACATCCAAGGATTCATCAAGTTTGTCATAGAACATGGACCCAATCTTGCCGCTTTAATTGGAGCGATTGCTACCGGCTTATTGGCTTGGAATGTGGTGACAATGGTTCAAGGGATGATGACCGCCATCAAAGGATGGAAACTAGCCACCGAAGGAATGACCTTATCTCAAGCCCTCTTAAATATCGTAATGTCTGCTAATCCGATTGGGATCATCATTACGTTGATTGCGGCTCTGGTCGGTGGATTACTGATCCTATGGCACACCAATGATGACTTTAAAAAAGCTGTGACAAAGATTTTCAATGATATTCTTTCAACCATCAGTAAGGTTGTATCCAGCATTGTAGAGTTCTTTACAGTAACCATACCCAAAGCCTTATCGAATGTCGGCTCTTGGTTTAAAGACATTGGGTCCAACATCGTCAAAGGTGTATGGTCAGGGATCACCGGGATGAGTCAATGGTTCTCTGACCAAGTGGGCAAATTCTTTGGTGGCATTGTCGATGGCGCAAAGAAGCTGTTGGGCATCCAATCTCCTTCGAAAGTCTTTGCGGGGATTGGGGAAAACATGGCATTGGGATTGGGACTGGGCTTCCAACAAGAGTTTGCGGATGTGCAGCGACAAATCCAACAAGCCATTCCTGGATCATCCAATCAACATAACGCCAACAACTCATCTACCCATCCACCAAACAACCCCAATGGTTCCATCGTTATCCATCAAACGATTCAGTCTCCCAAAGCCATCAGTGCCTTTGAGGTCTATCGCCAAACCCGCAATGCCGGACAGATGATTCAAGCAATCGTCTTGAAGGGGTAAGCCCATGAAAATGATGTATACCAATGCCAATGGACAATCCACATGGATCAATGATGAACAAAGTTATGCCCTGATTCACATCAATGGCTTACAACCGCCCAAAGCGATCATTCAGCTGGGAAGTCTACCGCTGGTGGATGGATCCATCTTTCTTCAATCAAAAATTGAGCAACGCAACATCGTATTGACCCTTCAAGTGCTCAATGATTTTGAAACCAATCGACGTCGCCTGTACGACATCTTCAAAATTAAGCAGAAGGGGACCCTAACACTTGTCTTGAGTGATCGGACGGTGACCATTGAAGCCATCTGTGAAAGCATTGAAATCGTTCCAACCACTTGGCCACTACGAGCGATGATTTCTCTGATTTGTCCTCAACCATATTTTGAAGCGGAGCAACCGGTCATTCTTGAAATGTCTTCGATCGAACAATCCTTTCAGTTTCCTTTATCTTTATCACCTACAGGAAATCCAATGGGTGTTTTATCACCCGCGACCGCCATCAATGCAATCAACTCCGGAGATATCGCCTGTGGCTTTACGGTCCGGTTTCAATGTGTCGCACCGGTCGTCAATCCGAAACTGATTCATGTCACCACCGGGGAAAACATCCAATTATTGTTGACTATCAATCCCGGACAGATCATTGAGATCACCACCGAGTTGGGACACAAACGCATTGAAGAGATTCAAGGGTCGTCCCGAATCAATCTCTTTCATACCTTGAAGCTGGGCTCGACCTTCTTTCAACTCAAAGAAAAAGACAACATCTTGTTTGCGACCAGTGATTCGGGTAGCTCGTCCTTATTGACGGAGCTATCGTATCGACCCAAAATCAGCGGAGTGTAACTATGCAAATCAACATCTATAACACCTCAATCCAGTTGCAGGGGATCATCGATTCACCCAAGTCCTTTATCTGGCATCGCAGTTTCACTCAGTCTGGTGAATTTGAAATCATCGTTCCAATGACCCAGGAACATACCCGACTCTGTCAAATTCAACATTGGATCACCAAAGATGACACTGGGGAATTTGGGATCATTGAAAGCCTTGAGATAACACAATCGCAAGAAGGTGAGTGGATCAAGTGCTCGGGTCGATTGGGTTCGTCCATGTTGTCTTCTCGGATCATCTTTGAACGATTGACTTTAAGTAACACCGTTGAAAACATCATGAGGACCTTGGTTCAAACCTGTTGTCTATCTCCAGAGGACCCCAAACGGACGATTCCCTTGCTTCAATTGGGACCACTTCAAGGATTCACTCCGATCGTTACCATGCAAGTCACGTATCGAAACTTAAACCAAACCCTCTACCAATTGACCATGACCCATCAAATCGGTTGGGATATAACCCTCGACCCTCAGGCAAAGAAGCTGAATTTCATCTGTTATCAACCCACCAATCGTAGCAGTGCTCAGTCATCCGTTGCCAAAGTTGTCTTTAGCGAAAACTATGAGAACCTTAAAGCTACCCAGTACCAACGCAGCCAACGCTTCCTTAGCAACCTTGCTCTGGTCGGGGGTCAAGGGGAAGGTGAGGAGCGGATCCTAGTGCAGGTGGGTGATGCGGAAGGCTACCAGCGAAAAGAAGTCTTCATCAATGCCAAAGACCAACGTTGGGAAGAAGAACTCAGTGAACAAGAATACATCGATGTCTTGATTCAAAAAGGCTGGCAGTCGTTACAACCGGAAGTGGAGTTCTTCGAATCAGAAGTCGATGTCAATGGCTCTACCCGCATCCGGCAAGACTTTGATTTGGGTGATACCGTTTCCATTGAAATGGGTCAATGGAACATGCAGATTCATGTACAAGTGACGGAAATCTCCGAAGTCTTTGATGAAATGGGGTTGCGCGTCATCCCCATATTTGGTCAGTCCCTCGGTGGTATGCAAAATCAATTTGAATCGGATACCTCCGGTAATGGATCCTCCTCAACGATTTCATTACCCATTAACAAAGCGGTCGTTTCGGACTCAAACGGTCAATTAACCACCGGCACTGTGACCGCGCAGGAAGTAGCCATGTTAGCCGGAGTGAGTTCTTCACTACAAACGCAACTCAATGGCAAACAAGCCACGATCATCGGAGCCGCAAGTTCAGTCACCACCAGTAATCTTACCGCAAGCCGGGCAACGGTATCCGATGCCGGTGGAAAGATTCTCAGTAGCAACGTGACCAGTACGGAACTCTCCTATGTGTCCGGAGTGACCTCCGCCTTGCAAAGCCAACTCAATGGCAAAGCCGCCAGTAGTCATACTCACCTGGCATCGCAGATCACCGATTTTCTTAACAAAGTCTATCCGGTAGGCGCGATTTATTTATCCACCGTCTCAACCTCACCGGCCACCTTGTTTGGCGGCAGCTGGACTCAAATCCAGAATCGCTTCTTGGTATCAGCAGGAGCGACCTATGGTGCAGGAACGACCGGGGGAAGTGAGACCCACACCCATACCTCCGCAGCGCATAATCATGGCGCAGGTCATGAAGGGGGCGATGGAGACTTGTGGACCACCGTTACCGGGGCTTCGGGTTACATCTATTTTAGAGAAGATGGAACGGTTCCGTATACACAAGCAACTTGGTCAGCCAGTCATCGGGTATCCGGAACCTATGGTTCAACATCAGCGACCGTTGGTGGTGGGGCCGATGTTCGAGGATATACGTCGACCACAACCCCTGCAGCTACCGGATCATCCAGTACAAACCCACCGTATTTATCCGTTTACATGTGGCAACGTGCCGCATAGAAAGGAGTTCTATGTTACTTCAATGTATGATGGCTTTACCCATTGCCTTGCTAGTTAATATTTTGTTGGGGGTTGCGATTGCATCGACTAAATTAGAGTTTGATAAGCAAAAATTGATTCAAGGGATCGTCAAAGGAGGTAGTATCTATCTGGCCATTGGAGGTTTGTTCCTCATAGCCAAAGTGATTCCCACCATTGACGTGGAAGGAGTCGGACAACTGGATATACTCAATGCTTTGACCGTGATCATCTCGACAGTGTTGGGGATCTATGTCTACAAGGATTTACAAAAATTAATGGAAGTCCTTCAGCTAAAAACCCAATCATCCGACAGTTTAAAAGCCTGGAATCAACCCCAAGGCACCAGTGAGGACTAAACCTTATGGCAATGCGCAGTGGATTTTTCAATAGTGTCAACAACGACCGCCTGTATTCGGCCAATGAATTTGCGGAATACTTTTCGACCTTCATCGGCAATGGTGTCTTTCCATCCCCAACTACGTCTTTGCAAGTGCAAACCGACTCAGGCTTGACCATCAAAGTCATGAGTGGGAAAGCCTGGATCAATGGGTACTATTTTGTGGTGGATGCAGATGAAGCGATACCGATTCAACCGGATGCCATCTTACCTCGCATCGATCGGCTGGTCTTGCGTTTGCATTTAGGCAATCGAGAAATCACCTTGGTTCATAAACAAGGAATCGCAGCGTCCACCCCGGTTGCACCTACACTGACTCGAGATGCTCAAATGATAGAACTCTCCTTGGCTACGCTATCGATACCAGCAGGAGCAAGTTCCATCACATCCGGCATGATAAGCGATAACCGTGCCAACAGTGCAGAGTGTGGATTTGTGACGTCAACCATCACCAATATTCCGATCATGACCGCCAATCGAGCGTTGATATCCAGTGGTGCAGGGGAGTTGTTTGTAAGTAATGTAACCAGTACGGAACTGGCCAATTTATCCGGCAATACCGCCAATATTCAAGCTCAACTCAATGGTAAACAAGCCACGATCACCGGAGCAGCTTCTACGATTGCCGGCAGTAATCTGACCGGATCACGTGCGTTGCAATCCGATGCCAGTGGCAAAGTATCGGTGAGTACGGTAACCCTCTTAGAATTAGGAACCCTGAGTGGTGTGACCTCAGCCCTGCAAAGTCAGCTCAACAGCAAACAGGCGTCACTGACCGGTGCAGCGTCTTCGATTGCTACCAGCAACCTGACGGACAATCGAGTGCTGGCTTCCGATGCCAATGGCAAGGTATCTGCCAGTTCTCTGACGACGACCGAGTTAGGGCATGTGTCTGGAGTGACCTCTTCGATTCAAACCCAACTCAATGGCAAGCTTGCAACGACCGGGCAAGCGGTCGACTCACTCAAAATCAATGGAAAGAAAATTCATGTAGGAACCTCCGCACCGGCTGGGCCGGCCGTAGGGGATCTATGGGTCGATACCAACTAGTATGGCAACCAAAACCTTCGGAATCCAACCGACCCTCAACAATGCCTATTGGGGTGGTGTGCCGTATCATGCCAACATTGGCCTAAGAACCACCATGCCCGAGCGTGGAAAGATACTCTCCTTATCGTTGAAATTGGCTAGAGCGAGTGATACCGATGTGCCGATTTTGTGGGGAGCGATTTGGAATCGCAGCAACGGATCCTTGTTGGCTCAATCATCCAACTCGCAATCCCCAACCAATACATTCTCCACCCCAGGGAGTATGCAAGTCTACACCTTTACCTTTGATCAACCCTTGGTTGAAGCGGGTACCTTGCTTTGGGTGGGTTATGGCAAGCGATCCAATCAAAGTGGACGAGCGTTGTACTACGGAATCCATAATAGCACCAGTGGGTATTATATCGATCGTAACGATGATAGCCAAAGTGCCCCGGCAACAACCTTCACCACCGATTCCACCTACAGCAATCAAGCGTTGTGGGTGGAGGTAACTTACAAAACCGGAGGTCAAATCAAAGTGTGGAATGGACTCAGCTTCGTGGAGAAACCTTTGAAAGCTTGGTCCGGATCATCATGGTTGGAGAAGACTGTTAAACATTATAAGGATAGCAGCTGGGTGGAAAGTAATTAGAAAGGAACATTATGAAAAAGAAACCAAATGTTGAAATCGAAGTGATTGAAGATCTCGATTATTCCCAAGAAAGTGAATTTTTACTGGAACAGGAGGAACAGCATCATGAGCAAGACGAATCTGGGACTTGTTGAATACGCCAAGAGCAAACTGAATGTCCCCACCATTTATATGTTGGGAGGTTTTGGACGACCACTGACCCAAGCCATGATTGAGCGACGAGTCAATGAACTAAAATGCTCACATACGATTCGCAACCTGCAGACGATCAAGGCGGGAATCGGGAAGACGTGTTTTGACTGTGTCGGATTAATCAAAGGGTATCTTTGGGAAAGTAAGCCCGGAGTGGTGGCCTACAACATCCCCAAAGGCAGCGATCAGAATGTCCGGATGATGTATGCCTCCTGCAAAGAAAAAGGAGACTTGAAGGACATGCCGGATACACCAGGACACTTGGTCTTCAACAAGACCCTGGGACATATAGGTATTTATATTGGAAAAGATAAACAAGGCAACCGGCAGTATATCGAGTCAACTCCAGCATGGAAAGTTTGGGGAGTCACTCAAAGCAATGATACGATTCGCACGTGGGAGTTCTGGGGAAAGTATAGTTATGTGGATTATGTGAGGTTAGAAACTCCCACAACCTTCAAACCGGGAGACATTGTTTATGTCAATGGCATTGGACGTTCCAGCAGCTTAGGATCCGGCAAGACCACCCCGACCTATCGAAACAAACGCATGAAGATCATTAAGCACTTACCTCAAGCACCGTATGCTTATGGTTGCTCGACGATGACCTTTGCTCCGGAAGGGGAACCAGGGTCGCGATATATCACCGCTTACTTTAAACCTTCTACCATATATAAGGAAAGACAATGACGTCGGATACATCCTTCAGCCTCTCGGTGATCATTGCATTGTTAGGATGTTTCGTAGGACTGGCTGGATGGATACGGGGAAGAGATACCCGGATCATCAATGATTCCGAGTGGAAAGGGATGGTCAATGCCAAGTTGGACATGGCCATCGGACTTCGAAAGGATCATGACGAGCTCTAGGACCGACACAATCAGCACTCCGAACGAATTGGACGGGTCGAGGAGTCGACTAAAGCCGCCCATCGAAGAATCGATTCTATGGAAGCAAAGAATAAATAAGTAAGGGCCGCAAAGTTGCAGCCCTTCTTTTTACATGAGAAACAATTCAATAAGCTGGACTTTATGTTGTGATAATACCGGATGCATGTTAATTTCTAAACAGTATTCAGCAAAAGCTTCAAATGCAAATGCAATATGCATAAATTCACCTCCCAATATATATATAATCTGTGTTATTTATTTCTCCTATAAATTTCCAAATGAAGTTTGTATAATGTATTTGGTTTGTTTTTCGTCTTCACAAAATGTGCTATAATTATAAAAGATTGAATAAAGGGGGAGTATCATGCCTATACCAAAGTACCAAGAGATGATGTTGCCATTATTGAGATATCTTTCTGACGGAGAAAAACATACAACAAAAGAACTATATTGTTATCTTTCGATATTTTTTAACTTAACTGAAGAAGAAGTTAAGCAAAAAATGTTGAATCGAAATCATGGTATATTCTATGATCGACTGGGCTGGGCAAAATTATACCTTCAGAAAGCTAAATTAATCGAATCAGTCGCACGATCAACTTTAAAGATAACTAGTAGGGGAAAAGAAGTATTGGAAGATATCAATTTGAGTGAGTTATCACCAAGTTTTCTAGTGCAATTTCCTGAATTCGAGCTATTTTTAAGAAAAGCAACAAGATAGAATCCGCAGATTAATAAAGAGATTTTTAATCCAAAATTGATTGAGGATATTACCTAGATTATGAAAGATTTTTGTAGTATCATTTGAATAATCAGAAATGAACTATAAGCAAATCAGAATCTAGAATTTATAAAACGAATGGACGGGTAACACTGTGACAGAAAAAAGCAGAAAAAAACAGATGATGGATGATGTTGATAAGGCAATCGAATTATTGTATGAGTTAAAAACAGATGAAGCTATAAACACTGCAAATAAACTCAAGGCACTATACGTTGAAATTGTTTCAAAGAACTATGGCCTCGTTTTTGAGAAGCACACAGAGGAAATCGACAGACTTTTGAGCGAAAATATCCCAGTGCTGTTAGAAATTGAGGAAAGAAGAATCATTAATAGTGAAGTGGGTTTTAACTATATATTACAAGGTGATAATATAGCGAGTTTAAATATTTTGCTTAAAACTCACAAACAACAGATTAGTGTTATCTATATTGATCCTCCATACAACAGGGGGAAAAACGATTTTATATACGATGACAAATTTATTGGTGAAGAGGATACGTTTAGACATTCAAAGTGGCTATCTTTTATGTATAAGAGACTCTTGTTAGCTAAAGACTTACTAAAAGATGATGGAGTAATATTTATAAGTATAGATGATAATGAGTTTGCTCAGT